AGAAATAGAAGAAAGAAATAAGAACAATAAAAGCTGGTATGAAAAAGGTCTTGACGCTTATGAAAAAGCTCTTCCTTACATTCGTCCTAGTAACAGAATGCCTCTTGAAGGAAGTCAATTAATCCCAGAAATGTTTGCTCTTTCAGCAAATCAATTGGAACCTGTACAAGCACAGCAATACAGACCTATGCTTGGACAAGTGTCTGATATATCTCTTCAGGATCAATTAAACGCTATTCAATCTGATTTCAATTCTATACAAAGGCAAGTGGGATATAATCCTGCTGCACTTTCTCAATTGGCAGCTCAGAAATACGCAGCAACAAGCAATGTCCTTGGTCAACAGTTCAAAGCTAATCAAGCTGCTAGAATGGACATGATAAATAGGAATAGAGAAGTGCTTAATGATGCTACACTCAAGAATCTTGGTATTCAAGATCAACAATACCAAAGACAGTCTCAGGCTAAGTCTGCTACAAAACAGCAAGCGTTCACTGCTCTTAGTTCAATTGCTGATAAGATTGCAAAGAACAAGCTTGAGAATAGAACTCTGGGAGTGTACGAGAACATGTATGACTACAGGTTTGGTCCTGAAGGAAGAGCCATTAACATGAACGCTCCTTATAAGTTTAATACACAAATAGGTGCTACCAAAACTGCAGATGCTAAAACTAGTAGTAAAAGGAACGGCTCCATCGTAAAAGCAATAAAAAATCTATAACTGATTCAGTTATACCAACTTACCAAGTTTCGTTATGATGTCTTGGTTATTATAATATATTAAATTACATTTGCTAACTTAACATACTATGGCCAGTTTTACAGATTCCATAATGCAATTTAACCCATACGTTCAGCAATTGCCTGTTGAGGCAATGGCTAAAGTGGGTATGTATAAACAACAGAAGTATGAAGAAGGAGTACAGAAAATCCAAAGCTATATAGATAATGTAGCTGGATTGGATGTTGTTAAACCATTACATAAACAATATCTTCAATCCAAGCTTGATGAGCTTGGAGGAAAACTGAAGAGTGTAGCTGCTGGAGACTTCTCAAACTTCCAATTAGTCAACTCTGTAGGAGGAATGGCTACACAAATTGCAAAAGACCCTACAGTACAAAGTGCAGTAGCATCAACTCAATATGTAAGAAAAGGACAGCAAGATATGGAGACTGCTAGAAAAGCAGGTAAATCTTCTGTACAAAACGAAGCATGGTTTAATAATAAACTAAACGGATGGTTAAATAACAATGACATAAATGCTTCTTTTTCTGACTATTATGTTGAATATACAGATATTGAAAAGAAGCTTAGGGATGTTGCAAAAGATGTCCACGAATACGATCGATCTATAGAAATGCCTTTCCAAAGAGATAATGCTGGCAATGTTTTATATTTTGATAAAAATGGTAATGTTACAACTCCAGACAAAGGACAAAGTAGGATTGATGAAGTGCTGCTAAAAACTAAAGTTAAAGGGAAATCTGCTCAAAAGATTCTTGATAACTTTTATAGTAGTATTGATGAGAATGATAAAAGACAGTTAAATATTGACGGTTGGTATCATTATAGAGGGTATACTGGAGACTCGTTTAAACAAAAAATAACAAGTGATATAACTTCTTCATACAATATGAAGAAAGACATAATATCAAAAGAAATTGTCAAGATATCAACAGAGCTCTCTGGAAATTCTAAGCTTACAAAGGAACAAAGAGATGCTCTTACAGCAAAGATGAACGAGTATACAGATCTTGTAAATAAAGGTGGAATAGATAAAGAGCTTAATGAGAAACTTAGTAATATTGGTAGAATTAGTGATGATGAACTTAAGGGTTCAGTTTACATGGAAAAAACATTAAATAAACTGGCCACTGATATTTCCTACCAAGATATAGAAACAGAATATAAAGACAATCCTTACTTCAATGCGTTAATGAAGAAGAAGGATTTAGCATTTAAATATTCAGAAGCTGTTAGAGACCAGAAGAATAAAGATAGAGATTACGGGTTAAGTCTAGAAAGACTTAATATAGAAAAATTCAAGTTAACGAAAGATGCTGCTGGTAAAGATATTATATTCGAAAACTTAGGAACATCTACAGATAAAACTCTTCCTACACTTGGGGATTTGCAAAATGGTATCACTGGTCTTGATGGAGAAATGCAAAATTTTAACCGAGAAAATGCTCCTTTTATTATTTCAGGATATAACGAGATGAATGATGTTCAGAAAAGAGAGGCAATGAATAGCCTAGTTGATCAATACCAAGCAAACCCATCAAGCATCACTGATAATAACAAAAGAAAAATTCTTGATCAGTGGATTGGTATGCAAACTGATATGACTAGGAGAATGAGCAATTATGTAAACATTACACAAAAGGCAAAACCTTTTGATGACGCAATTAATAATATTGCAGACTCTCTTCCTGGATATGTAAAAAATGGTACACAAATATATAGTGCTAAAGAAATCAGAAGTATAACTAGTGATATTAATAGATTTACTTCTTCTTTACAATTAAACAAATTTGGAGTTCCTATTGGAGGTGGGGTGACAGATTGGGGTAAAATGAAACAAGTATATGCTAATTCAAAATATCTTCCAATAATTAACGTTATTGAGAAAAGACAAAAAAGTGGATTAGCATCATTAGTTGGTGAAGAAATGGAGATTGCAAAAACACTTGATAACATTCGTAGTCAAGTTAGAGAGAAATCAGCTAAGATTTCAAAAGATAAAGATAATTTTATTAATACAGAACTTGGAAAAATAATGCCTCAGTATCAAGATGAAGTTGGTACATTAGATAAAGAGGATAAGATTACAATGGGAAAAGTTGATAATCTTATTGGTAACATGTATGGGATAGCAAGTCAACTTGGTGGAAAGATTGATTCTGAAAAGTTTGACCCTGCTATCATAACAGCATGGAGAACAGGTAAGCAAGCTAGTGATTTAAAATATGTTGTAAAGAGAAAAGCTGATATGTCTCAAGGAACACTTCAAATATTTAATGGAAACGAAGTTCAAGAGATTCCACTTAACTCTAAACAACTAGGTAGGTATTTTCCACAAGCAGCTAAAGGACATCCTTTAGATAGTGCAAAATATATGATAATGGGTTCTCCTACAAAAACAACAAACTCATCTGGAGTAGTTGATGGTGGACCATCTGGGGCATTAAATGCTGCATTTACAGGAGATCAACTTCCGCTACTAGCAGGAAGTAAATATTCAAGTTTGGTAAGATTTGACATTGAAGGCGCTTCTGATAACGATGGTGGAGACGAAGATCTATATCAAATTAGAATGTATGTAAATGACAATGGTATTTGGAAAGATGATGTTGTGAACAAAGAGGGCTTTGCAAAATTAGATGGTGTATTTGCAATTATGCAAAACATTGGTACAAAGAAATATCAAGAAATAAAAGATAGCAAATAATGGCAATTTTTAAAGAAGAGTTGATAACAAACACTCCTTTAGAAGGAGATCCTATTCCGCAACTTGCATTAGGTACTCCTCAATTAAGTGCTATGCCCACACTTCCAAGTATTGAAGTTAGTGGAGGCTCTGTAAATAAATCTATAGAGGGACTTGATGCTTCTCAATTATCAAAGCTTGCAAAACTTCCTGGACAAGGTGGTGGTGCTAATCTTATTCCGTTAAGTGAAGTGGCAGCTAACAAAAGATACAACACTTATGTTAGAGGGATGGATCTTGAGAACATTTATGGAATGCAACAATCTGCATGGGCACAATTGGGAAATAGTGCTGTGAAAATGGCAGGATTGGCTGCAGGTACGTTTGCTCAAAGCTTTGCTACAATTCCTAATACTATTTCTGCTTTTAAGAATGGTACAGCTGCTTTATCTGGAGGACCAGATAGTTATGAAGCTGCAATAGATGATTGGACAAAAAATCTAGAAGACTATTTTCCTAACTACTATACTAGAAAAGAAAAAGAAAATCCATATCTAGCAATAATACCTTTTATGCCTGGAAGTGCTAATTTCTGGGGTGATAAAATTATTAAGAATCTTGGTTTTACAGCAGGAGCTATTGGTGGAGCTCTTGTACAAGATGCAATTATTGGAGCTGCTACAGAAGGAATTGGAGCTGCTCCATTGGTAGCATCTCAACTTGGTAAAGCTTCTTTGTGGTTAAATAAACTTTACGCTGGTAGTACAAAAGTAGATAAGGTTTTAGATCTTGCAAAAACTGTTGGAAAAACTGAACAACAAATTCTAAACATTAAACGTTTAGGAGAGATTGCTGCTGGAACAAAAGTAACAAACGGATTTAGGTATGGAATGGGCATATATGGCTCTTCTAGAACTGAAGCTGCAATTGAGGCTCGTGATGGATATAGGCAAGTGAAGGATGAGTTAATTAAAGAATACAAAAGTCAAAATCCTGGAAAAGAACCAATTAGTTCTGATTTAGAAGAAATTGAAAAATATGCAACAGATGCAATGAATACCAGATTTGGTATTAACATGGCACTCTTGACAGTATCCAATGCTGTTCAGTTTGGAAACTTGTTTAAATCATTTACATCTGCTCAAAAAGGAATTAGCGGACAGCTCACAAGAGATATAGACGAGGTTGGTAAAATCGGACTTAAGGAAGGATCATTTGACTTGTTTGAAAGAAAAGGTGCTCAAACACTTTCTGGAAAAATCTGGGAGTCTGTACAACCTAAACTACCAAACATTCTGTCAGAAGGTGTATATGAGGAAGGTGGTCAGTATGCTGCAGAAAAAGGAACTTATGATTATTTTACAAGAAAGTATAAAAATCTTTCAAACCCATTATACAAAGATAATTGGAGCACCACTGTTGAAGCAGTTAATTCTACAGTAAAGGGACTAAAAGATCAATTTGGAACAGACGAAGGATTGGAGAACATGATTGTTGGTGCAATCAGCGCAATGATTAGTGGTAGAATAATGTCTAAAATTGATACAGTAAGAGGACAAGGATCTGATGAACGTTTGCAAAGTTCTATAAACATTCTCAATCAATATGGTCTCACTGGAGTGTTGAGTAGTAATTTTGAAAACACTTTGAACTCAGCTGGCATTGCTAAAGAGATGGATGAGGCTGTAAAAGCTAATGATGTCTTTAAATATAAAAATCTTAAGAACGACATGTTCATCAACTTTGTACAATCACGTATTCCTTCAGGAATGCATGAGGTTACAATTGAACAGTTGAGGATGTTGAAGGATTTGGACAAAGCTGAATTTGAGAAGTCGTTTGGTATGGACTTCAATTCTTCTAATAAGTCCACTGTAAATGAATATGTAGATTCATTAATCGATGAAGCTAATCAGATTAAGAAGATTAGTGATTCAATTGATTTTACATTCAAGAATCCTTTCAAGAAGATAGACAATCCAACCACTACTGAAGAGGGAATTGAAACCTCACGTTTTAATGATTTCAATAAATGGAAAGCAGAGCTTACATTTCTTGCAGCAAAGATTCCACATGTAAATAACAGATTAGACTCTATACAACAAAGTGTCAATAGCATTAGTCCTATTGTTACAAATGATTTGCTTTCTCAATTAACAAACAAAGAGTCTCTTAAAGATCTTAGTACATCTTATGAGGAAAAAGCCAATCAGTTAAATAAAACTATTACAGAGTTTACATCTATACAGGATAAGAAAAGAATAAACAATCAGGTTAAGGCATTACGTACAGCTTCTGAAAGAATCAATCTTGGTTTGACAAATGGTGTAGATGGTAAATTATTTGATTATCTACTCAACTTTGAGCTCAATAATCAAGACCCAACTGCTAGCAGACAAGTTGGTCCAGAGAATACCACTGACTTATTCACTTATGGTCATGATATTAATAGGCTCAACTCTCTGAAAGACGATGTGTCTGAATTATACGACAACCTTACAGGTGAGAAAGGATTTAACAAATTCATGGACCAAGGAGAGCAGCTTCGTTCTGGTGCTATTCCTGAGGAAGAAGATAAAGAAGAAAAAGAGATTGTTGTAAAAGAAGGTCCTCAGTTTACAAATAAAGCTGGTATTAAAGAAACATTCGAAGAGGGTAGAGAATATCAAATTCCTGCAGGAAAGAAAGCTAGAATTGATAAGATTGCTGATGATAGGTGGCAAGTGACTGCACCTGATGGTAACATCACCTTTTATGAATCTGAGGAAAAAGCAAAAGAACAAGTTGATTCTATAAACGAAGAATTTGGTAATCTTCAGAAAGCAAAGGTGATTGCTATCAATCCTGATGGTACACTGAAGGTGGAAGATATAAATGGTGACATATATAATGTCGATCCATCCAAGTTTGAGGGATATGAAAAGGTAGAAACTGAGCAGGAGAAACTGCAGAAGTTTAAACAAGATGTAGAAGAAGATCAAAAAGATATAGAACATACATCTGGAACAATAGCTTCCAAAGAAAATACAGCAAAAACAAAAGCTGAGTTTGATGTAGAGAGTAAGAAGAAAGGAATTGAATGGTTATTTATATCAACTAGTGGTGCGTCTGAAGACTGGGAATCAGGTAAGCTTAGTCCTAGTCAGCAACGTGCTATTACACTTAGGAACAATTACAGAAACCTTCCTAACAGAAACAACCTCAGAATAATCCTTGTTACACAGAATCAAGAAAACTCTCTTGGTTTATCTGGACTGACAGCAATGTCAATGGCTAACACTGGTGTAGATCCTTCTACATACACAGACTTGAATGATGGATTTGTTGGTGCAGTGTATGTTGAACAAGATGGAGCTGATGTATATTTTGTAGATAAGAGTGGTAAGAAACTTGGAAAGGTTGGTGATCCTGTGGACATTAATCAAGTGGTATTTGATACAATGCCTACAACAAGTCTTACATGGAGTGATAAAGAAAATAGATATAGAGCTGGAGATGAGGATAAGGCACAAGAGTATTCAGATAAGTGGAAAGCAAAACGCAACCAACTGTTTAACACTCCAGAAGGAAAATATGAAATCTATAAGTTTTCTGTAAGCCCTGGTATTCCAGACATAGCAAATCTTAGCGATAACAACACTGTTGGTGAAACTCTTATTCCTGAAAATGAGATTGTTTACCAAGAAGGACTTGTTGTAATCCCTACAACAGGAAATATTCAACACCAAGGACGCAACCTTAAGTTTCCTGATGGTGTTCCTGTTTTCCAATACAGAGATGTATTGACATTCCTCAAGACACGTAAGTTCACTAAAGCTGAAGCACGAACTATTTTTGAGGTGATGAAAAAGATGTCTGAAGACATCAAACAAAAACTTGACCAAGGAAAGAAAATAAAGAGCAACAAGAAGTATACAAGGTTCCTTCAAAATGTTCTTTATTGGAGGAAATCACCAAAGACAGAGAAGAACCAAGTGTATATTGATTTTGATACAATGGATTTCTTCTTTGGTGGAAAGAGGTATGATTTGACAAATCTTGGTGCAAGTGAGGCTGAAATTATAGATCAGCTTGAGAATCTCTACGCTAACATCAATAATGACTCTCTTACAAAAAACTTTAGTGAGAAGTTTAATGAATATTATATTGATGAGTCTAAAAATCTTGCAACAAGAACGTGGGATAATTATCAGTCTTATCTGTTGTCTTCAAAGTATCCAGATGGGTCTAATAGGTCAGTGGTAGACATTCCTCTAACAACTCCTATTCAGAAACCTACAGAGCTTAAGCCTTTTAATTTCAAACAAAAGTATTCCATTCTTGAGGGAGTGGAACTTCCTTCCATTGAAGTGAAGCCTGTTATTAAACCAGAAGCTCCTACAGCACCTGCTCCTTCTGGAGAGAAGATAGGTGATTACACCGTAGATGGTGTAACGCAAAACGTATATCAACTTAAGAACGGTCCTGTTGGATTCACAGCCACTATTAAGGATGGTGAAGTTTTTGTAGAGGTTGAATCTAATGACACAATAAAGAAAATTACTGATAACAAGGATACTCTTAACAATACAATAATTCCTTTATTAAAAGCAGAAAAGAAATTTGATGCTACAGAAGCAGACGAACAGCATGTTCTTGGTTTTGTTTCTCTCAAAATAGCAAACGATTTACAAAAACAATTGAATGCTTCAGTTGCTCCTACAACAGCAGCTGTGTTGCAGCCTGATGTTTCTCCTCTTGCACAAGTGCAAGGAACAGCTAGGACAGAGCCTCTTACAACAGCAGTTTCTACAGATGCTAAAGCTGATATAGAAAAAGTTCAGAAATACACTTTGAACAGAGCTAATACAGAGTTACCTCAAGCTCCAGTTATTTCATTATCAATTGTAAATAAAAATGAATCAGGTCTTGAAGAATTAGTTAACAGTGAAGTTAAGCAAGTAAAACTTCTTGAAGTAAGAGGAAGAAATAGTAAAGGTCAGTTAGTAGGTACAGTTTGGATTCAAAGACCAGATGGACAAAGTTTTACTGCTGATGTAATCTTTGATGATGCAGAACTAGCTGCTTTAGAAGGAGCTAAAACTAATATAGAAGAAACTGGAAATCAGTTACAGGTTATTCAAATGATGACTCTTCGTATAGATTCTTTGTCCAAAGAAGAAAGAGCTTTGATGGACAAATACTACGATGTACTAAAAGCTGAAGGTTTAAGGAATGGAAAAGAGTTGTCTGAACTATATCATAAAGTTAAAAAAGATGGTAGCAATCCTGAGCTAGTAAAGCAGGTAGATGAGTTTCTTTCAGAAGTTAAGAAACTTCAAGCAGCTCCTGTTGCTACAGATGTTAAACCAACTACTCAGTTCACTCAATCTTTTGGAGACTTTACTGTCTATGAAGGAAGTGACGGGTCATATGATGTACAAGATAATACTGGTGAAGGTATAATAGCTGAGTATGTTAAAACAAAAGAAGAGGCCATACTCATAGCTAAGCGAGCTGATATAGAAAGAAGAAGACAAGTAGATTTAGATTATAATAAAGGTGTTACTCCTTTTACAGAAAAAAACTTTACAGATTTTAATCTAGAAATAGATAAATCTGTATTAGGGAAGTATGAGTTTGAATTATCTAGAGGAAATGAAGATGAAGAGATTATAATTGTAAGTTCTATCCAAGAAGGAATTAATAAAATCAATGCTAAATATAATGCAGAACTAGCTGCTTTAGAAGGGATTAAACCTACTGCACCAACAAATTTTGGAGGAACTAAACCACCTCCTAATACAGAATATAGAAGAGTGGGTGCTGATGGAATAGAAAGAATTTCTAGTGAAGAGCTTGAGTTGTTCAAAGCTTGGGCTGCTGAAAATGTTCCTACTATTCCATATACAGTGATGGAGAATGTTCTTACAACACATGATGGTGAGAAAGCATGGGGTGCATTTGAAAATGGTGTTGCTAAGTTCTATAGGTCTGCAGCTAGAGGTACAGAATATCATGAAATAGGAGAAGCTGTATGGAACGGTATGCTTTCTCCTGAAGAGCGTCAGGCTATTCTTGATGAAGAAAGACAAAAATCTGGTAAGTTTAAAGATAGACAATCAGGAAAAACTTATTCCTATGATGATCCAAATTTAACTGACCAGATGCTGAAGGAGAGAATCATGGATGATTTTGCTGAGTTTAGACTTGGTAAACTCCCTGCTCGTTCTCTGAAGGAGAAAGTTCTCAGATTCTTCAGAAGCATTATTGAATTCTTCAAGCAATTTGTACAGAAACCTTCTATGAAGGAACAACTGTTTAAAGCAATTGACACAGGTAGATTTAAAGAAAGAGTTATTTCAGAGAGCGCAAAGAATGAATTTGCTGAATATAGAGCTGTAGAAGGATTGACAGAAGAGCAAACTCATGACTTTGTACAGGATATTACAGCTCGTGTTTTTCAAATAGCATTTGGAACAAACATGTCTTTGTACAATCCTGAGCAAATTACAGCTCCTCAAATATTTGCAGAAATAAAAGAGAGCTATCAACAAGAAGGAAAATTAGATTTGCTTTCTGAAAATACATGGAGACAACTTATTGGTAAAACCCGTGACTTCCTTCGTACGTTCAAAATAGATTTTGATGAAGAGGGTGTTCTTGGCATAAACGATGAGAACTATAATAAGAATGATTACGCTCGTGATGCATTCTCTACAGACTGGAAAAAGTCTTCTCCATTTCCTATCAAGTTAATCCTGGGTACATTAACAGAAACTGTACCAACAAGTCAGATAGACACCACTTCTTTGGATCTTCCAAAACAAAAACTGTCTAGTGTAAATGGATATAAAATTCTAAACTTTGCAAGAACCTTTGCAACAGCTTTGGATAAGTTTGCAAACACCAACAGTGTAACAAAACTTGTAGACAAACTTATCGAACTGTCTAGATATGACAGTAATTACGTTCGCCTCTTCACTCGTCTGAAGGGAGATAGAAACACTGTATCTATAGACTTCTCAAAGTTTGAAGAACAAGACTGGAGACTATTTATCAACTTCTACCAGACATTTACAAAACAAAAACCTAATGCTGTTATACAATATATAGGTGAAAACAACGAAGTGTATAATGGTGCAGCTAATCTGTTCAGTGCTGTAGAACAATTTAAACAGGGATGGATTGAGAATGTTAAGACATTAGCAAATGATAATACATCTCTGATATATTATTATTCTCCAGATAAGACATATAGAACAAAGAAACTGTCTGATATTCCTATTGGTAATCCTCAACAGATGGTTGAGTTTCTTGACAAGCTTGGTATAAACTTCCCATTTGAGGTGTATCAAAACCTTAAAGACCCTCAACAAAAAGCTTTTGGAAGAGCTATATCTGCAATACATAAATATGCAAGTGAGAAAGAGATAGGAAAGGTTACAGGAGAAACACTCACCATAAATGGTCAGCTGAACACTCTTGCAGAACTTTATATAAAAGCCACCAATCCAAATATAGATTCTACATATTTTGGTGTAGATGGTAAACGTCAGCAATCTTATGCTGATAGTAATGCACCTTCTGTATTTGAGAACACATTTAATGAGGTGGGAACACTTGACGAACTTCTTTCTGCAAGACCTGAACTTAACGATGTATTCTCTAAGAACAGTTTGATTCTAAAAAAAGGAGGACCATTCTTTGACAAAGATGGTAAACGTACAGATAGGAAATTGAAAGTGGGCTACATCCAAGGTACAAAAGATACAGTGGATGATAAAGGAACATCTACATCAAAGCTAGGACTTGGTAGTAGGTTTACACAAGAGTTTAATCAAAACTTGTCTGGTGACTACTATATTCTTATTCCTGCAGATGGATCTACAGAATGGATGCTCAATCTTGGAAACCAAATAAGTTTTGAAGATTTTGAAGGAAATGAGGCAAATGACCAAATCCACAAAGTGTTCAGAGGTTATCTGGAAGATGAGATTGAACTTGCCCTGTCTGACAGGTCTTATTTGAAAAATGTCAAACCTCGTGCAAAAGAACTTCGTTTCTTCAAAGATATTCTTTCTGAAAACCTTTTGACAAACTTAAACAAGTTAATAGAAAAAGGTGACAAAGAAAAAATCAAAGAGTTCATTGATGAAAATATTGCTGAGATAAATGCAAACATAGACGACTATGTAAATGGTACAGTGGATGATTCCATTAGAGATTTTAAAAATAATAGTCAGATTTTCCAAATTAATGAGGATGCTTATTCATTCCCATTAATGAATGATAAGTTTGCAAAAGAGCAAGATGTTAATAAATATAACATGTCTGAGGATGAGCTGAAGGCATTGTTCAAATTTGCAAACACCAATTACATCATAAACAATATTGAGTTCCATAAGATATTGTTTGGTGATCCTTATCAGTTTGCAATTAAAGAAAATCAACTGGATGAGACAAAACGTATCAAATCATTCCTCTCTCCAAGAAGAGTGACATTTGATAGCCCTGAGTTTAACACATGGTTGAATAGTAAGAATAAAGCAGGAGACATTTCTCTCTTACCTGGAGATCCTGGTTACCATGTACATAAAAGCTACACTTCAACAATCACCACTGCTGACGTAAATATTGTTGGTAGCATTGCTATGATGGAAGGTGTTCCTAAAGATATAAAAGATGCTTATGCCAAAACAAATGAGGCAGATGCAGCATCTATATTGATGGACACTACATACAGAGAAATCAAGAATAAGAACGGACAATGGAGTAGGGAAGCTGAAGATTGGCATCAGTGGCAAATGGCTTATACAAGAAACAGAATGTCTGCCAAAGGATTGTACACTTATACAAATGACAATCTTAAAAAACAAGATGAGAAAACTATATCATCTCCTTCACCTAAACATACATTAGAGATATTGAAACCTATTGTGACTGGTAGTAAACACAATAAGAACACTATCGATCTTGTGTTGGATAAGTTTTCTCAAATGCCCATGTATTATAGCATGATTGAGGGAACCAATCTAGAAAACCTCTATCTGAAGATGATGAAGGAGGACGTAGGATATACAATAATGATAAGTGGTAGAAAGGTTGGAGCTGAAAGTCTTCATAGTTTGTACAATCAAGATGGCTCATTTAATCAAGAAGCTTTCAATAATCGAATTGAAGTTCCTTGGAAGGCTTATGGTATTCAGGTGGAAACTACAACAGAAGACGATAAGTATCAAACAAGAGGATCTCAGCTTACTAAAATGTCAAGCATGGACCTCTTTAGCAATGGTGAACCTCTTGGTAAAAATCCTGAAAGACAAGCAGTTATAAGAAAAGCTTATGATAGGAATAAGGATATTCTTGACAAGATGCATGAAAATTCTTATTATGAGCTTCTTAATAAATTAGGAGTTGAAGATCTTGGTGATAGTTTTAATGTAGTGGATAGGAAGAAACTTTCAGAATCTCTTGAACATGAGATGCTTAGAAGGGAGCTTTCTGACAATGCTATTGATACTGTTAGAACTGATGAGAACGGTCAATTCAGAATACCATTTGAATCATCTCCTGCATACACACAGATAAGAAGTCTTATGTTCTCTATGGTGGACAAAGCTCTTGTTTCTCCAAAGATGAGTGGTGGTGCACACGTACAGGTTCCTGTTACACTTTGGGAGTCTGCTACAAAAGGAAGAAGCTTGGCTTATAAAACCAAAGATGGTTGGAAAAAGATAACCAAAGAGGCATATGATAAGCTAGATGAAAATGAGAAGAAGAAGGTGGCTCTTACAGATGACACTCTTAAGTTCTATACAAAGGATGCTCCGTATTGCGAAGTGATGATTCCTCATTGGTTCAAAGACAAGTTTCCAAAAAACAAATTCAAGACAGATGAAGATATTCTTAACTATCTGAATAATACAGAAGAGGGTAGGAAGATTCTTACAGGTATAGGATTTCGTATTCCTACACAGGCAACAAGTTCTGTTGAGGTGTTTAGGGTGAAAGGGTTTCTTCCAAAATATATGGGAGCAACAGTTATTGTACCTTCTGAAATCACCACTAAGTCTGGATCTGACTTTGATATTGATAAACTCAATATGTACCTGAAGTCTGTATACGTGAATGCAAGAGGTGAGGTTAAGTTGATAAAATATCTAGGATCTGAAGGAAAAACAAAAGAATTCTTTAGAGGTGAGTTTGATAGGATTCTTGAAGGTAAAGCAGTTAAGAAAGCTGAACTACTTGAGGCAGTTGATATTCTTGCATACAATTTAGCAGATCCGAAAAACCTTCTTAAGAGGTATGATGGTATTTTGAATGTACTTTTAGAAGAGTATAACGATATTTCTGATTTGGCAGATTCTCTTATGAAGGATTTGGAAAAACTTGGAGATGAGTCTGTTCAAGCTGATCTTAAAGAAAAGTTTGTAAACCAAGCATATAAGCAATCTCTTGAGAATGAATATTACGAATCTCTTGAAGAATTGCTCACTCTTCCTGAAGTGTTCCAAAGATTAATATCTCCTGTAAGTGATGGCGGTCTTAAGAAACTGTCTGAAACACTTGATGGATTAACAGGTTTTGACGAGAGTAAGATTAAGAACAGACTTCTTAACAGAAGTTACATGACTGCTCTCAGACATGCTTTTGTATCTGCAAAGAAATGGGTGGGTATTGCTGCTGTTAATATTACAGGACACTCATTGTTCCAGAAGTCTCAAATATATCTTGACCCAGAAAGATTTGCATTTTTACCAAAGAGAGACAAAGAACTTCTTGGAGATGGTTCAGTTGTTCTTCCTCACAACACTGTTGTTGTAAATGGAAAGACATACATATCAATGTCTGGAGCAAAGACTGAAGATGGAACACAATACATATCTGATAGATTGTCTGGATATGGTACGTCCTTTGTGGATGTTGCAAAAGATCCATACATCATGAAGATTATAAAGAGTGAATTGGTTGTTGGTACATTTATGTATCTTGAGAGAATTGGTGTAGGTGAGAAAGCTGCAATGTTCTTGAATCAGCCAATCATTGCTAAATACCTTAGCCATCTGGATAGCATTGGTTATAAAAACCTATTCAACAAAGGTAATATAACTAATGCCCTGGGATCTTTTCCTTCAAAAGGAGAAACATTTAGGGCAGCAGGTGTAGATGTAAATTCTCTTGAGAGTAATATTGAGAAGTACTACAAAAATGGTGGTAAGTTTGACACAGACATAGACAATGCTGTTCAGCAAAAGATATTCTTTGAGTTCTTGAAATATGCTAAAATGGCTGAGTTCAGTTTCAACCTCACTCAAGGATATAACTACGACACTACTAGATTTGGTAGTGGTGACGCTCTATTCAGAAAGCAAGTAAAAACCCAGAAAGCAAGAGACAGAAATATATTCTCTTCTATAGATAAGGTTTTTGATACATCATTTATTGGTGAACAAGCTTTCTTAATTGACAAGTCTACAGAAGCATTGGGAGAATATCTGAAGCTTGAAAATCCAAAACTGAGAATAATAAGCGACAGTGTTCTAAGACCATTTGCTGAGAATCAGTATTTGTCAGCTGACGATTATGAAAGAATAGGAAACAGGATTACGTCATCTTTCCTAGACTTCATAATCCAAACCAAGACAACATTAAGTGATGAAATAAAAGAACTATTGGTAGATCCTGCTACAGCTGTAGCTACACAACTTGCTGAAGCTCAGGCTAAGTTTCCTGAAAACAAGTTGTTGAATGAACTGCAAGTGGTTAGTTCTGATAGGTTTGATGGAGCAAAAAGCATCAAGCTTAGAACAAATGACAAGTCTGCATACAGTGAAAATCTCTACCAAGGAATGTTCAGACAACTCAGAGACACTCCTGAGACAAATGCTTTATATAATAATATTGTAAAGCTGGCTATTCTTCAAGGAACCTATCAGAGTGCAATATCAATAAGGAATGTAATTCCTATTGAAGACTTTAGCAAAACAATTGCTCCAGTTATTGCAAATCTTGTAGCCACTCCTGAAATAGAAGCATTTGCAAAAGGAGCATTCCAAAGGAACAATTGGAAGAACCAAGATGTATGGAGAACAATTTCTCCTAAGTTTTTTGTAAACGATGAACCTATTGGACAAGTTGAGACGTACAGCGGTGATGTTATTGACATCTATCAATATAACTCTCCTGCATTTCCAAATGTTGCAAATCTGAATATAAAAAGTGAAGATAGGAAAATCCTTACACTGAATGAGGCTTATAACTATCTCGATGTACAAAGAGACTTCCTTTTAGTTCCTGCTGTTGTTACAGATAGAAAGACTGGTGATATGATTGATGTTGAGACAGGAACCACTATGGCAAAATCAATGATTGCTCAAATGAAAGCAAAAGGTGATATGTCATACAAGGATGTATATGGTTATCAGAAGGTGAGATATGATAATGGAGATCCTGTTCTTACATATGATAAAGATGGAAATGCAATACACATTTACAAACTTATCAATCTATATGGAGATGGAGTGTTTGCTTCTGAGTATTATAATGTAAACAAACCTTCTGTGTTCAACAATGGTACAAAGAAGATTGATAATGAGATTCCTAACGCAGACATTATTAACTACTTTGCTCCAAGAACAACAGATCCTAAACCAATAGCTCCTACTCCTATAGAACCTAAACCTGCTGAAGAACCTAAGAAGAAAGAACTATTCACTCCAGAGAAAGGAATTGCTCAGAAATCATTCAGAGGCAAACCGTTGAACTTTGTAGACAAGATTCCTACACAAAAGGAAACAGTTGTTGCAATGCAGAACAATAGACAAACTGGTGTAATCACTATAGATTATAAAGCCATGGTTCAAAAGTTTGACGATAAGGCATGGACTAAACCAGCTAAACAACTCGATGGATCTTTTGCTACACCTTTAGCTGAAGATGCATTTAAAAGTGCAGAGGAATGGTTTACCTTTGCACTGATTCATGAAGTGAAGCATGATACAATTTTTAAAGAACCAGGAGAGACAACAGGACAATACGAGGATAGGATTAATCAAGCTGCTATGAAAGACCTTGAGGAAAACTATACAAAACCTCCAGTTGTAGATAATTTTCCTGACAAGAATTTGAATGTTAAAGATCAAAAATGTAACTAATGGCTTGTAGATTAGATGTTAGAAAAGCAATATTAGACAATGCCTTTGATGAAGCTTTTGAGGGTAGGTATACATTTGCACGTATGTCAGATGACACTGTCAGAATAAATGGTCAAGTGGATGCTGCACAAACAAAGGCTTTAAGTAGGAACCAGGCTATTAACATAGCTAATCAAAAACTAGAGTCAATCAAGAAATCATTCAATAATGCAATAACTGGATATGTTACAAACAGATCTGAATATGATCCAGTTACAATTACATTAAACGTTAATCCAGCATACATTGAATATGAATATAGGAAACTACCATTAGATAAACAAACTGATCCTGCAGATAGAATGTTTCAGCTTCCAGGAACAGAACTATCAAAAGCTTCTCCTGAGACAATCAAACGTATTAAAGAACTCCTCAATAGGATAGGTGTTGATTATCAAGTTGTTAGCAAGATAGCTGTCAATGGTAAAATAATTGGTGCAAATGGTGTTGCTGATATAACACAGAAGCTTATTCAAGTGGTGAATGGTAAAGAAGCATCAGCACTTCCTGAGGAAGCTATGCACTTTGTTGTAGAAATCATCCAACAAACAGATCCTAAACTCTTCAACACTCTTCTGAAGGAGATTAATGGATATAGGATGATGAAGGATGTATTTGCCACATACAGCAGCGATCCCAACTACCAAACAAAAGAAGGTAAACCTGATGTAATAAAACTCAAGAAAGAGGCTATTGCAAAGGTGCTTGCTGAAACAGTTATAAATAAGTCAGAAGGATCTATAGAAAATCCAGAGAATGTTGCTAAGGTTGAGAGTTGGTGGCAGAAAATAGTTAACTATCTAAAAGAATTGTTTAATAAGAGTGGGTTTGACACAGCAGCAATGAAGATTATCTCTGGAGAAGAAATTGGAAGTGTTGATGATGTTAGAAATAAAGAAGCACAGATATATCTACAGAAAGGCACTAGAGATTCTATATATGAAAAGCTTAAAGACATTTCTTCAAAGATTGAAAAAAAGGACGACGGATATTATATAGATGGTAAGAAGGTGCCTAGAAGGGTAACTGATCTTGTAAAAGATTGGTATGAGAGAAGATTTAAAGCTAAAGATCTTACAAAGAATGAATATCAAACAGCTTTGTTTGATCTAAAGGCAGAGAAAGGAACAGCTGGTCATGCTGATCTTGAATATGCTTTTACTGTATTTGTAAACGAAGATGGATATTTAAGAACTACTCCACTTGATGATAGTGGATATGTTTCCCAGCTCAATCCAGATAATAGGGATATGTATGAGCTTCTGAGAGATAACTTAAAAGAACGTCTCAACTCTTTTCCTAAAGAGAATGGAGGAACAAGATTCTTGTCTGAAATAATGACGTACGATGCTAAACGTGGGTTAGCTGGTACAATAGATTTCTTGGCAATTGAACCTGATGGTAAAACTAACATCCTGGACTGGAAGTTCATGGATTTGAATGTTGACAAATATACAGATGTTCCTTGGTATAAGGTGAATGCTTGGAGACAGCAAATGGAGCAATACAAACTCTTGTTGGAGAAAGTTTATGGGGTTAAACCACAAGACTTTAAGCAGACAAGAATGATTCCAATCAAGGCTAAATATGTTGGTGGAAATGTTAAAGAAGGAATCTTACCTACACTTTCAGGTATACAGATTGGAGATGTTAATGTAAAAAATGTTAAGGAGGATTACTTATTACCTGTAGGACTAGAAGGTGAAAAAACAGGAAACAAAAAGATTGATGCTCTCCTGGAAAAACTAAATGCTGTATACAAAAAGATGTCTGAAAAGAAAGCTCTTCCTAGTGAGAAGCTTAATAAGGCTGAGCAATTAAATGCTCTCTTTTCTGCTATCAGGCAACTTCAGATTAAACAAAACATCAAACCTTTGTTGTATCAAGCAAAGGTGTTAAATAAACAACTGAATAAACTTCTTGAGCAATACCAAACAAACTGGAAAGGAAAAGATGTTAAATCTTTCTCTCAAGAACAAATCAGCGCTTTCTATGATGAATTGGAAAATGCATACAATTCAATATCACATTACACTACATTAGATACAGAACTTAAGTTTCTATTCCAAGGAGAACTGTCTGAAGAAGATAAAGCACTTAGAGAAGACTTAAGAGATACAGTTGATGATGCAAGAGGTATATTATCAGAACTATCTGAAGTGTCAGGAGAGTTTGTAGAAGACTTTGTAGCTGGATCTGAAGGAGTAGAGAACTTCCTCACTCCTGAGAAGGTGATAAAGGGTATAACAAAATGGTTTTCTTCTACAGCTACAATCCCATTAAAAGCTTTAGAGGTGTTGTATAAAAAAGCAAATAGAGCATTTACATATGCTGCTCAAGATACAATTGTTGAAACCAAAAAACTCATGAACATCAAATCTAAATATGATGAGTGGGCAAAAGGTAAAGGGTTGTCATCTAAAAACTATTTCAGCTTTATAAAGAAAGAAAAGTCAAATGAGCTTATAGATGAGTTTAATCCAGAATTCTATAAAACTCTCAGAACAAAGATTGGTGAGAAGGACATTCAGTGGATTAAGAACAATATAAATGTTGCAGAATATACAGACTTTCTTAAAGAAAAACTGAAAGAAGATTTACAACGTATCCAAGATAAAGCAAGAGTGGGAACTGATGAGGAAATACAGAAAGAGATAAAAAGAGAAATTGCACAAACTAAATCTTTATACGACACATCTACAATAGATTCAGCTGGATGGTTTAACTATGATCTACTTAAAAAGTTTCCTGACAAAACTACTTGGGAATCAAATGAATGGAAAGAACTTAACAAGTCTGAAAACAAACCAGCTCTTGATTTCTATAATTATATTAAAGAAAGGAATGAATACTATCAGGAGATAGGATATATCAGCAAGGCTGAAGCTAGGGTGTTTCTACCTTTTGTTCGTAAAGGACTTATGGAGAAACTTGTACTTGGTGGTAAAATTACAGTTGGTGAACAGTTCCTAAGAACTATATCTATTGATGAGGGAGACATTGGATTTGGTAAAATTGATCCTCTTACAGGTAGACCAATTGACACTATTCCTACATATTTCACTAAAGAAATTGAAGGAGAACTTAGTGAAGACTTGTTTAGAAACATGGCTCTTTACAATGAAATGGCTATCAGATATAAATATCTTAGTGACATTGAAGCTCAAGGACGTGCATTGATTAACACCGAAAGAAACAAGAAAGCAATTGCTACATCCATGTTTGGCAAAACCGTATATAAAGATGGTGTGTTACAATACACTCCAGATAATAATGAGAATGCCCAGCTAATTGAGAACATGGTGAAGGGTATTGTATACGGACAGAAGTTTGTAGAAAGTGAAAGCTTTGACCAACTTCTTGGTAGTCTGAGTGATTTTGGTGAAAGAGCTAATAAGAAACTTGGAATTAATATATTCCCAGAGAATTTATCTGGAAGACAAATCAGTATTAACAAGGTGATAAATCAACTTAATAATACATTCCAATTAAATGCCTTAGGTCTTAATCCTCTATCTGCCCTATCAAACTTGTTGGGTGGTAGTTTTCAATCTATAATTAACGCTGAGACCTATTTTACAAAAAGTGATTTTGTATCTTCTGAGCTTTTTCTTACAGCAGGCAAAATGACTGGTGGTGAAGATCAAAAAAAGTTTGTTGGAGCACTTGAATATTTTCTCCCTCTTACAGAAAGTTACAATAAAGAACTTGCTAAACATCTATCAATCAATAAGTTAAGTCAAGAGAACATACAAGAATTTCTTATGATACTCATGAGGAAATCAGATATGCTTGTACAAACTGCAAACTTCCGTTCCTTCTTAATTAACACTATAGTAGATGGAGGTAGAGTTGTGAATGCTCGTCAATATCTTAGAGAACAACCTGAATATCAAGATATGTATGCAGGAACTCAAGAAGATAGAAAAGCTAGAAAGGAAAAGTTTGAAAGTGATGTAAAAAAGTTAATTGATGAGAAAGGTGTATTAAAACTTGCTGAAATAAAAGATGGAGAATTTATTATTCCAGGAGTTGATAAAAAGGATGAGAGTGTTGTAGAACTTAGAAGAAAGGTGCAACAAGTTAGTAAGGATGCATTAGGTAACTTGTCTGAAGATGATTTGAGAATGATAAATCTTAACATATATGGAAAATCTTTCATGTTGTTTAAGAACTGGATTCCTCGTCTGGTGGATGTGCGTTTAGGTAATATTAAATACAACTCAGCATCTGATGCTTATGAGTGGGGAAGAATGAGAAATGTGTTTAGGGTGATATCTGAAGACTTACTTGGTTCAATTAACAATCTTACAAACTCTCTACAAGGAAATGATAAGGGTGTAGAGTTTATGAGAAAGCTTTACGAAAAGAAGAAACAAGAATACGAAACAGAAACTGGAAAGCCTTTGGAAATGACAGAATCCCAGTTTATGGATCTCACAAGGAAAAATATTAAAGGACAGCTTGTAGACCTAATGTTCATGTTAACTGTGTATGCTCTCTATCTTGGACTGAAAGCAAATGCTCCAGAGGATGATGAAGATGCTATGGTTAAGAACCAATATAAGTTTATGCTTAGAGCTGCTGATAAGGTTAAAGATGAGTTGGCTTATTTCTATGATCCTACAAGCTTAACAAGTCTTGTATCCTCTGGAATATTCCCATCAATGTCTTATCTAAATAACTTTAAAAAGCTTGTTGTAAACTTTAACACTGAGATGTTTGGATTGGCAGTTGGTGATGAGGAGCTTGTAGAAAAAACCAAGGTGATCAAATATCTTATGAAAACATTCCCTGTAGCTAATCAAGCTGCTGGAATGCTTCCAATGTTCTACCCAGAACTTGCTAAAGATCTTGGTATAAAGGCACAATCACAAGCTAGACCAATTTCTCTGTAAATAATAACAGAGTTGTATAGCTATATTATGACCAAAATTTTAGGAGGTGTCATTGTAAATTATGGGAATTGGTTATTTTTGTAATCTCCCGTAGACACATTTTGATTAAAATGTGTGTGTAAAGTCAGCTCTGACAGATTCCAATTATATACTTTTTTATCTTTTTATAAATGAATGTCACTTGTTCATCACCAGTGTGCCCTGTCATATTGAATTCCACCTGCGTATTTTACGAAGGTGAGAGTCTTATTTATACAGGTATAAACACAAACGACAGTTTGCAGGTAGCTCTGCAAAAGATAGATGCTGCTCTTGGTGTAACAACCGTAGTGAATATTTATAACTCAGATGGAACATTAACAGGAAACAGAACAATCACTTCTGGAGGATTTACATTAACAATAGGTCCTGTTACAACCTTTACAGCAGCTCCTTCAATAAGCACAATTACACAAGGGTCTATTCTATTTGCAGGCTCAGGAGGAACAATAAGTCAGAACAATTCTCAATTGTTTTGGGATAGTAGCACCAATAGATTAGGATTGGGAACAATCACTCCTTTATATAAATTTGATGTTGTTGGAACAGTGCGTATATCAAGTACATTAGAGGTTAATAGTTTGAATGGTATTGGGAACAGGATGGTGATATCAAATTCTAATGGTACATTACTCACACAACCAATACCTGTAAGTGGTATAACAAGTATATCTACAACGGGTCCTATAACAGGAGGTCCAATCACTACCACTGGTACAATAGGTATAACACAAGCAACAATCTCTACAGATGGCTACCTAAGTTTAACAGATTGGAACATATTCAATAATAAACAGAACGCCCTATCCTTAACAACAACAGGAACAGGTGGTGCTTCTACACTTATTGGTAGTGTATTAAACATTCCTCAATATCAGTCTGCATTAACTAATCCTGTTACAGGTACAGCTTCAATAGGTCAAGTGGCATATTGGAATAGTGCAAGTTCAATAACAGGCAATAATAGTTTATTCTGGGATATTGCTGGAGGTAGTCTTGGTGTTGGAACAAACTCTCTAACAGGATATGGAATTAGAGCTGCAAGAAACATAACAGGAGCAGCTATATCAGCTGGAATATATCAATCAGGTGCAGTTCAAAGTGATGTTGGAACACTTGCTATTGGATTCTCTAATGCAGCAAACATTGGTGCTGGTGTTGCAGCAAATGCCTATCA